TTTCGTCTATGAAGTTCAAACCGTTTGTGGGGATATCCAGTACCATGCTGTAGTCTGCTGTATTTTCTAACCAGTTGAGAACTACACCACGCTTTTTGTCTGTGTCAGCACATTGCCCTTCAGGCTCTAGCCAGTTACCCTGCCACACACCTTTACTAATCTGGAACCCGCCACTGTCACCAATAAGCACAGTATTGTTTCTATCACGCTTATGGATCATACTTTCACGATCCACTGCTTTAGCCATGTCTAGTTCAGCATGTCCAGCACTGTAAAGAACATGATTGTAGGTAAAGTATCCCTGCTCAGGATTTAAGAAGTTCAAGCCTTCAATACCATTTTCAAACTTTGCTGGTATACGTGATTGTTCTACATGATTGGGATCTTGCTGTTGCTTGCTTACATAACTCTGATAAAAGCCACTAAGCGCAGGTGTGAACACTGCATAGTCATGATTTTTTTCACTTAGATTTATTCTAACTGCCATATAGTTGTACCTTTTTTTATTATTAATGATAAGATTATTTAGACGATTAGTCAAGTTTAATTTTAATTTTGCTCACGTCAGGATACTCTTTTACCTGCGTATACATCATTGGCAATTTATCAGGTTGAGATAATAGTTCTATACCTTTAGCAGCGTCTTCCAGTCTCATATTATAATGAAAACCTAACTGCCAATTAGATTGTTCTTGCCAGGGTTTTATATCTAGAAATCTGCCGTCATATGCCATACATTTAAGCGAAATGTAATCGCTTTTTTTGTCTAACAATATAGCCCCACCATGGCCAATGGCTAACCTTTTGTCCCAGCCGAAACTTAAACACTGCCAAGCACCTGGCTTGTACATATTTTTATCAAATGCTCGAGCACTATCCCAGATATTTGTGGGCGCAATTCTATACTGGTGTTTCCAGTTATATTCGTGATCCCAGTAAACTTGTAAACCAAGTTTATGCATGGTCATGGGTATGCTAATATATGTTTTTGGAGGAAGTATAACCGGGCCCTGCCACTTTTGCTGACGTATGCAAAGTTCTACAGCATGAGTACAACTGTCAGTAAGAACAACATAAGGAGCACCAGTATACTTACTTAATAAGTTTTCAAAATCTTCAAGAACCTTATAATCCATCATGTCCTGTTATCTGTAGCGTATATCTATATTCCGTTCCTAGGTTAGCTGCCATGTGTTCTGCATCGCCTCTCCACCAAACATAATCTCCGGCTTGCCAATCTACAATTGGTGTGCCTTCAATTTCAAAATAATGTCCGCTGCGCCAGTTTTCTAAAAAAACTATAATACGTTGGATTTGGTGTACACTAACCCCAAACAATTCTCTGTATTTTTTGTATGTGTCTCGGTGTTTAGGAAGTATAATGCCTGTGGACATTCTGTAAAAACTTGTACCAACGTTTTCTATGCTATACTTGTTTTTAAAGTATTCCACGACATTATCTGTGTACCAAGCCTGTGGTTTACGCATGTCGCAGAGTTCACCAACAAATGGTGGTTTATATCCTTTTCCTTGCCAATTTAAAATATCGTCGGGATTGTTAAAATTTTCTGATTCGTAGTTTAGGAATTGATGATCATTGTCCCAAAAAGATTCTATTTTGTCTATGTGCCAATTAGTCACGTGTATTTCCATAATGAATAACTGTACACTTGTTATTGGTATAGTTTCTCCACATGTCAACAACAACACTTCCGTCAGGCACTAAACAGTACATTGTATTAGTATCAACTGGTTGATTGTTAGTATACTTATAAGTAGTGTTGGCGCTGTGCGCTAGTAAAAAAACACAAGGCTCTGTAGGTTCAAATGCATCACCGGTTTCTGGATCAACATATACAGGATCAAACCCTAGTTTTTTACAGTAGTGTCCAATTAGCAAACTATAGCTGCCTTCTAAATATGGAACTTGTGGCTTGTATGCTTTACCGTGTATGACAATCTGCATATTATATTCATTAGCTAAATCTACTAGTTTAAAAGCAACGTTTTCAGCTTGTATTTCTCTGGCTTGCATAATAGCATCAAACAAGTCATAGCCTAACCCAAGTTCTTGTACCATAAAACGTAGAGCAATATTGTCTCTGGGATGACAAGGACCGCCATCTCCCATGCCAGCTTTCATATATTGTGGACCCATGATACGTTGTGTGCTTCTTGATAGTGCATCCGTTACAACATCAACATTCATATTACCCAATTTCATACTAACATCCTGGATCATGTTTACAAGACTTAGTTTAGCACTAATAAATGTATTATAAAAAATCTTAATGCTTTCTGCTTCTTCCCAGGTTCCTACAACATAACGTGGATTGTTCTCCATTAACTCCTTGTAAAAGTCAATAATTAATGTAGCATCGTCTGTATAACTGCCGTTTTTTGTACCAACGATAACCATTTCTGGATTAATCATGTCCCAACTAACACTACCCATTGCTATTAGGTATGGGTTGTATATAAAACGAGCCTGGGTGATTAGTGGTGCTAGTTCTCTGCGAACCGTACCCGGCAACACTGTGCTAATAAGAACTACTAACGTGTGCTTATTTGCATATTTGTTTATTTCTTGTAAGCACTGCTTTACTTGACTGTAATCAAAGTCCTTGGGTTCAAGGTCCATGCACGGTTGGCTACCATCGTATTCCTGCTGATGTGGTGTTTGAATAGCAACAAATACTAGGTCTTTGTTTGTAACTGCTTGCTCTAAGTTAGATACTATGTCTACTAAGTTGCTGGTTTTTGGCTGTATATCGTATCCTGTTACGTCGTATTTTTGTGCCATTGCTTCAGCACAGGGCATGCCAAGTTTACCTAACCCTATAAAACCAATATACATTAAATATCCTTATGATAATAGTTCATTTATACCATCAAATACGTGCGTTGTAGGCTTGTATCCCAGTTCAGTTCTTGCTTTTGTGATATTCATGCTGCCACGTTTTGGGTATTCTAAGTCCAGCGGATCTACTTTAACTGATCCGGTGCCCAAGCACTTTGTAATGTATTTAGCTACAGTTTCTAAGGGTACTGCGTTACCGTAACTTATGTTGTAAACGCCTGTACTGTATTTAGGTCTATTCATACCCAGTATAATTCCTTGTATAATATCGTCAACATGCGTAAAATCTAGCATGTTGTTAGACCCTTTTACTGTAAGTATTTGATTTTGTCTTGCTAGGTTTATAAAGTGTGGAAGTACTCTAGTAGGATCATCACCAGGACCATAAACTGCCGTGGGCCTTATAATGGTATAGTTGCTGTGTAATTCTTTAACAATGCCTTCTCCAGCCAGTTTAAGTTGGCCATACAAGTCTATAGGAGCTCGAGCATCATTTTCACTTACACTGTCTCCAGCCCAGTTGCCATAAACCATACTACTACTAATATATGTAAAATGACTGTCTGAATAATATTTCAAACAGTTCATTAAACCTACAGTCATTGTTTTGATAGCATCAACAGGATTTCGTTTTACTGCTCTAAGATTTGCTTCTGCTGCTAAAAATACTACATGACTATATTCTCTGTCTGCTACTAGAGCATATTCGTCCAGTATATTTTTTCCATGTTTTTTGTCAATGACATCAACAGTGGTACCATTAGACTCTAGTTTATTTTTAAGATGCCCGCCTATAAATCCAGCACCACCTATTAGTAATACATTTGTTAACATAACCTGTGATCCATGTCTGGGCTAAGATGGAGAAGTAATTTGTGTTCTTCTTTTTTAAACCTTAATTGTATCCTACTAGTATGCCCAGTGTTTGGATTATAATCTCCACTACCAAAACCTTCCCACCACCAGTCTACATTGTACTGTAGACCGTGTTTGCCAAGTAAATTACTGATCATACAAAGGGCATCCACTGGTGCCGGCCGTCGCGCCGGCGCGACGGTGTAACCAGCGTTTAATGCTCCCCCTTGAACAGGTAGATGATTTGCTCGTTGTGTATAATGTTCGCTTTTAACAACAACACTATAGGGAAATTTTGCTTGTTCCGGAGACATTATCTGTTTCCAAAAATTCGGTGTCCATGAATTTTAGCATCTCGCATCCAGTTGTTGCTGATACGCTTGCCATCTTTTAGCATGCGATACTGCTGATATACTTCGCTTTCGTCGTTATATAGATCAGCCTCGTTATAGGGGTGACCAAACGTTGCACAAAAACGTAGGAAATCGTCTAGGTCGTCAAATACTCGTGTTACTTCTTGTTTCATTTTAAATATCCTTGTTATAAAAAGTTTGTGAACCGTTCTCACCGTCTTCGCTTACCTCAATTTGAACATTACGACCTGGATAGCGTTCCAGGATTTGTAAGTACAAATCATCGCTGATCATTTCGCAAGATTTAAAATCTAATTCTAATGTTCCGTCTTTATATAAGTTTTCCAACCAACGCTTGAATTGTATAAATTCAATATCGCGATCATCATGGAATACTTCGATCCATACACGGAAATGAAATATGTGCCTGTGCGGATATCCCAGGAAACTTACATCATATTCATCGCCAGTTGCTAGTTTAGGATCGTTGAGAGCAGCAGGATACTTGTGGATACCTTCTTTCTGGAAGGTTACCCAGATCATTTTGTCCGCTCTGCGTAAGCGATCTTTTAGACTTTCTTCACGCATCTTACGTAGGATATATTCGTCATGACTTTCTCTGGTTTCAGCCATTGTTGTCTCTCTGCTTTACAAGGTTATCAATAAAATCTCTGGGAACACTGGGATTAAGATATTCCAATTCATCAGCTGAATATGTTTCTGGCATACGAATACCGTACTTTTTCATCTGATAGTAAGCCCAGTCAGTGTAGTCTTGTTTGTTTTTAAAGCCCGTCATAGTTCACCACCTTTACATTTCCTTCTGCACCGGATAGCCGCCACGCACTAGCAAAATCTTCGGCTTCATCTTCAGTATCAAATAATATTGGATCAGGCTGATCCGTTTTAGTAACGTACAACCAAGTATCATCAACTAATACCTTAACAGCAAACATAGTTTTGATTTTTTCCTTTCAGTGAAAAGTTTTAGATAAATCGTAGGTTTCTAGGTCTAAAGGTTTTATTTCTTTAGATGTTTCATACACTGTTTCACATAGATCAAGAAAGTCTTGTTCACCAAGCATGGTCTTGTATAAACGCATTGCCTGTGCTAGCATGATACCAGCAACAAGTGAAATATCGTCTTTTTCTTCTGCTATAGTCATAGCTAGAGTAAAAAATCTGTCATAAACTTCTTGCATCTCACTGTCACTAATTTTGTTGGACACTTGCGTAGTACCCTTTGCCTATTGTATCGCCACCTTCGCGATCCACGTCCTGACCAGCATAATCGATTAGTTCTAATATTGTATCCGTATTTGGCACATGTGTCAAGCAAAAGTTTAATTTATTAATGTCTAACTCACTGTCTGTTTTAATAACATACACGCCTAAACAACCCTTTTCCGCAGCGAACCCGTGAAAGGTATATTCTGTATAATCCATGGTTTCTTCTAAATCTATAACCTGATCTTTACCCAGGCTTATATTGTATTTTTCTACAAACTCTTCCCAGGATACATTTTCTATTAGTGTCTCTAATATTTTAGCATCATAATCAGAACTATCAACTTCTTCTATAGTTATTAGAGCATTTTCGGCAGATACGCCATTTTCATGCATTAAGTCATCTAGATCATACCAGTTTCCCAAAAATCTTGGATCAGTATCGTCAAACACAGGATTCTCATCACTTTCGTCCCATGGATCCCAGAACGCATGGTTAATAATGTCTTCTTCTTCTAGATCTTTCCAAAAATCATATTGTTCTTTTGTAAGAGTGCCAATAACATGTTCGCCTCCATATCCCAACAAGTATACTTTATAATATCTTTCAGTCATGAAAACTATCTTTCATAATTTTCAAAATCAAATGCTTCTTGTTCAGCCAATTCGCTTTTCATTAAGAAAGCAATTTCGTCTTTTACAGCAAGTTTTTTCTTCTTAAGGTCCTGTAGTTTAAATTTCATATCCTCACTACGATCCAGTTCTCTCAGGCGCTCAAGTTCATAACAAGCACTATCTAGTCTACGATGTTGATCTTCTAAAATTCTAATTTTATCTCTGTTTTTCATAGTTTAACCTTTGAATTTACTCCTGTTTGTACTTCTACGTTTGTGCTTACATTTCTAGAGCACATATTACAACAACTTTGTGGTCCTTGCTGTTCATTAAACCACTCAGTTATTGTAGCACTATCACTGCCTATATTCAACCTTTTATAGTTATTAAACCAGTCCGACCAGTAATTTTTTTTATCTAGGCCTAGGCTATGCCCATTTATTAACAAACCAGCAACTGCTGGACATTTATAGAGATTACCTTCAAACATGTTAACAAACGTTTTGGCTACACAGGTATTCCAACTACTAGCAAAATCATTGCTAAAATAACTGAAACTAGGGTTACTATCTTCAGCAGTTCCCTGATAAAATGGCCACCAAACTGTTTCACTATAACTTTCTGTCCATTGTATACTAGCACCGCTTTCATTTATCCAGCCACGTTGTTCACCATAACCATTTTGTACTGGTCCATTTTCATTTGTCCAGGGCTGAAACTTGCCAGTTGCTAGAGCAGCATCTATAAACTCTGTTATAGTGCTCTTGTAATCTGCTATGTGTTGGCTAATACGAAAACTTACTCCATATTTGTCTATTAAATCTAGATGATCGACTGTAAGTTTTACACCATTTGTTTGTATGGTTAGGTTGCTAGCAGGCCAGTATCCACTACAACCAGCGATCCATAATTCCAGATCAGGATTAAGTAAGGGTTCACCACCAAACATATTAATGTATGCTGGTTGTATGTGTTGACTCCAGAATTCTAGATGATCCGGATTGTATCTTGTAATCCCCTTTACTAGTTTACTGTCACTGAAAGTAATACAACCACTACAACTCAAATTACAAGTTTGCGCTATGAACAGATCTAAATTTGGAATCGATATTTTCATTTAAATGATGTTATAACTTTACTAGTTTTTATTCTATTAGGACATAAACTGCAAACATTCTCTGGTTTTGTCAATCTAGTTAAGTCAGAATCAAATTCATGTGCTTCATATTTGTAAACAGGATCCCAACCATCGTTATGATTATATGTTTTAAAGTATTCTTTTATACTGGGAATAAACCCGCATTTATACAATTTACCTTCGTAAAACGTATGAGAGTTTTTTATACCACAAACATAATGGGCACGTTCTGGATCTCCTATAATAGGTTTAACCCTATTAGATTGATGTTGCTTCTCTGTAATTTGCACTGACTGAAAATAGTAGCCAGGGTTAAATTTAATCATTAGCCCTTGATCACATGTTAAATATTCATTAGTGATGGTCATTTCTTTATTGTCCCTGTCCAGCTGGGTATTATCTATAACTTTTTTCTGCCAGTTTGTGCCTTTTTCTTTAAACTTTTCCAGCTCTTCAAATACAAACTTATCAATAATGGTATCATGGAGTGTAATTTCTATGATTACATTACACTCTACAAATGTATTGAATAAATCTCTTACGTAATTTATTCTCGTTCCATTTGTAGTTATTTGTATGGCAGTATTAGGCCAAAGACTGTGTATACCTATAATCCAATCTTTTAAGTTTGGATGCAGCAACGGCTCTCCGCCTATGATGCCGATATAACCAAAATTTAGCTTATCTGCCCAGGGCTTGTATAGATCATAGTTAAAATCTACTCTACCTTTTACATTATAGTTGTTGAACCTATTACAGTTAGAGCATGTTAAATTACAAACATTAGTTATATAAAATTCACAGTAGTCAAGATACAGGTTTTTTATTACTTTGTTTGTGCAGGAAGTAGATAGTTGTAAACACCAAGTCCGCTGTCAACTGTAATCTGGCTAACGCCATCATCACTAATCTTGTAACTAATGTCGCCGCTTAGACTTAGGATCTTGCTAATGCTATCAACTGGCCAACTCCAGGCTTTGCTGAGACTACCACCAACATCTGGTTGAAATACAAACTCACCGGCATGCGAACTAGCATCACCAAAAGCAAAAGTTAAATCCTTACCAGTTGTTCTAGCAGTAAACACACTTTGTTCGCTGTTAGCACTGATCATCATCTTGAGACGCTGGATACCAGCAATGCTGGGTTCAAAGTCTACACCCCAGTTAACTGCTTTCATGGTAACACTTTTAAGTTTATCATTGACAATGTCGCTGCTCATAAATCTGTATGTGTTCTGGAAATCGCCAGCAGCATTTTCAAAGTGTACACCAACTGGAACTGTTTCGCCATTGCGTTCCTGTGTGTTAATAGTAATCTTAGCATTTTCTGCATATTCGGGAATACGCAGGATAACACCCAGCTTGTCTAGATTAGGCATACCAAACGTGCCCATGAACTCTGCTACTGGGTTGTGGAATTTACCTTGTAGGATGACACTGCGATCTTCTGCCAAGCCTTCAATATTTGTCTGGGAATCATCTCCGTTAATTTTTACCAGATCAATAATACCTAGGCTGTGTGTATGCTTAACAATGTCTAACAGATAATCTTTCATTAAAAAATCCTTTGCTTTATGATTAATTAATTATACTTGTTTGTGGTTATAGTGTCAACTATTTGTGTGATAAAAAGTATCAATATATTTGTGTACACTGGTTTTAAGATTGTTCCACGCAGGTTGATAATATGCCATAACATCACCCCTCCATTGAACCGATGACCTACTTTTCTTTGCCTCCACTAGTTCCCGTAGTTCGCTGGGCCAAACCGCATAAGGAACAAATTTAGGAACAAATTCAACTTGTGGACTGGCTAGTTTTTGGCTGGTAAGTTCTCCAGGTTTTTGTAGCACCATATAACTCCAGGTACCGTTATCTGTGTTACCAGAGTCTAACACGTCATATCCTAAACCAAAATGTAAACTGGATATTAGAGTTTTGGTAGCCAAACACCTAAATTCATTATCTAACAACTCTAAACTGTATCTTTGCTCACAGTCATTATATGTTATTAAAAACTTTCCACCAGGCTTTAATTTTGTAAAAGTTGTTGTGCTAATTTCTTTGATATTTTCCAAGGGTAGATATTCATATAAGTTAATACAACTAGCAAAACCTACTGTAGCATCAGGTATCTTATCCAAACTAGAATAACACCTTAATCTCCTAGTACTGTAAAATTCGTTGAATTTACTCTTAACCTGTTTTTCAACACTGCTATCTGCTACAATACAGTACTGTGGATCAGCCGCGTTCATAAGCTGACTAAGACATCCATCTCCGGGATTAATCTCTAAACTAGCATACTGCCAAAATGTGTTTGCCTGTATAACTCCTGAACATACATCTTTTATTTTTGCGCTTAACCAGCTATTTCTAAGTACTGTATCTTCAGCTTCATAGGTGTTTACTCTGTCATAGTCGCGTTGTATTATTCTTTTTTCTTTTTCTTGTAGTAATTTGTTTATGTCATCATCAAGCTCTTGTACTGCTAAATTATAGTTATTTTTTGCAATCTCTAATTCACTAATTCGTTGAGAAAGAACTTGATATTTTGTATTATCTTTCCATACAGCAACTTGATCTGATACGGTTTTTTTCGCCAGGGATAAATGATCGTCCAAGTTAATTGGTAAATTTTTCAGTCTTCTTTTAAAAAGATCTAGTAAACTATGCTTTTTATGAAGTCTGCTCATGCATATATTTATATACGCATATATTATCCAAACGTAAACAAATCGTCAAATGTATTCTTGGTCTGTGTTTTTTCTTTAAGATTCCAGTTTAGCTCGCTGAGCAAGTTGTCTATCTTTTGATCTACGATAGCATCTTCCATGGCACTCTCATCGAAAGGCAGGTCTTTGAACCATTTAGGAAGTGTAGTCTCATCTGTTGGATAGCCTACACTTGTATATCCCAGTGGATTATCTTTAAGTTTACTCACAATGGTTTTCATGCCATCTACTATTTGCTGGCTGTAGTTGTCGCCATGAAGTTTGCGTAGATAGTTCCAGTTCATTGCTGCCCTTACATGTCCCGGCATGTTTGTTTTACCTTCTGCACGTTCTCTAGCACTATACATTGTTAGGTTGTTAACACGCTTGGGTGTGCCTTTTTCCCAGCCTGGTTTGTCCTTGAATTGGTATTTAAAATCTTTAATACGTTCTACAATATGATCTTCTTGCTTGCCAGTAAGCACATCAATCAGCAATTCCATGAGAAAGTCCTGCATATACTTGGGTGTATCACTGCGCTTGAGATCAAGTCCCATGGCTTTAACTTTGCCTGGCTTGCCGTCCATGTCACTGCGGAAACCCTCTGTGTCAATAACCAGAGCAGCATAGCGTTTCTTGGTAATATACAAGCCCTTGGTTGCTACAATTTCTCTAGCCGCAGCAATAATTTCACCATAGCTTCTTGGACAATGAAAAGCACGTTCCATAAACGCTGCGAATGTTTCGTTAACTGCTTCACCAAGTTGGTCATAAAGTTGAATGCATTCGTCTTTGCCCCATTTCATTTTGCCAGATTCTACTTGTTCTTGTATCACCGGCCAGGCACTAAAGTACACACTGTCTGTGTCACCATAGATAATACAATCTCCCTGATGATCATATTTGTCAGTAAGTAATTTGTTAACCTGTGCGCTCATGTGTTTAGCAATACATCTACCAGTCAGTGTAGTGCTTTGGCCAATACGATGATCAAAGAAGCGGCAGTATGGATTTAGGATGGCGCCATACAAACTGTTCAAGTTAATTTTCTTTACCAGCTGTCGCTTGTCCCAGAAAGCACGTTCCTCCCCAGTTGCTTCACGCATCTTTGCCTGTAGTTCTTTACGTTCAGCATACCAGCGTTCCAGCAACCCGGGAACAATGCCCTTCTTTTCATAGGTTAGTATTGTACCGTTAGCACTTAGTATCCAGGGATTGTTGCTGTCAAAGATTAACCGCCATGTATCTGCTGCGCTTAATATATCACTATCGCCACTCTCCCAGTCAATAGTGATCTCAGTGCCCACTTCCATGTTCATGACTGCTTGATATTCTTTACTACCAAACTCGCCATCCCAGGCATCACTAAATGTGCCTTTTTGTGCTAGCACTGCTTGGATAGATTTATCAGTTATAACTGGACGTAGTTGCCCTACAATAGTTTCAGGAGCCATGTTTAGTGCTCTGATAACACTGGGATACAGACTGTTTAAGTCAATACTGCCAATCCAGTCATGTAGTCCGACCTTGGGCTTGGCTACATAAGCACCTGCTGCTTTATTATGATTTTCGTCCGGCTTTTTCTTGTTAGGGACAACCAATCCTTGTTCGTGTGCATGGTTAATAATAGCCTGTTCTGTAACAGCTACCGCGCCCATGGTAGTTGGTAATAACACAGTGTTAGCATGAGCAAGTTCGTTTGCCAAATCAATAAATTTTAGTTTAGTATCCAACTTATGTAACAGCATTGTGTCTTGTCTGTTATAGTCAATGAATGTATAAAAGTCTTGATTATATAGTTGATCCAATGTACCTTCGTAGGTAACCTTACGTTCATTGAGTTCATATTCACCGATAGCATCTAAACTGTAACTGTGCATCTCATGATATGTGTATTTGCGGTACAGTTGCATGTAATCTAAATGCTGCCTGCCAATTAAATCAAAGGTAATATTTTCTGCGCCAAATCTTTCAAACGTCCGCTGCTTTGGATACTGTCCCCATAAGCAGAAACGTCTGGTATCATCCTTGCTGAGTACTCTGGTAATCCTGTTAACTGTGTAGGGAATATCATAACCCTCACTGTTCCAACCACTGAGGATATCTGCATCTTCAATCAAGTCCAAGAATGCTTCTAGTAAATTATCTTCACGTTCAAATAAGAATGTATTATCAAAGTCAGCAACAGTTTCCTGGGCAGTTTGTATACTCATACTCTTGGGTGGAATAGCCAGCGTTACAAGTCGGTTAAGCCAATCCATGTATACTGTAATTGCTGTAATAGTATTAAAAGGATCATCAGGCGTGCTATATCCACGCTCAGGGTCAAAGTCCACTTCAATGTCAAAAAATGCTACGTTTAGTTTTGGAGCATCTGAACCTAGATAGTTTTCCGCTAAACATCTGAATACTGGATTAATATCACTTTCCCAGAGTCCATGCTTGCCATGAATCTTAAGTTCTTTTTGGAACTCTTTTCCATTTCTGGTGCTAAACCTACTTACAGGATTGCCATAGATTGTCCTGTGTTTACCACGCGGATCATTGTAGTAGAATATGTAGTTAACAGGGAATTCGCGATACTCTCTTCTACCCCCTACACGCTCTACTATGTTAATTCTATCATGGTCTCGATCAAAATGAGCGTCGACATACATTTATATATATATTTCCCACAATTATTTAAAGTACAGCCCGAGAAGATAAACTACTGTTATTCCCGCGTTTAAAATAACCAAGCTCTGCTCTCGCCATAACCAGCCTACTGTTGCCCAGATGCCATTAGCAACCAGGAACACATACAAGTATACAGGATAAATGTTAAAGGCCGCAAGAACTGATCCAATTAAAATAGTAGCTGTACCTAACCATGCAAGTAGCTGGTAGGGCTTCTGTTGTGTCACTGAAGTTTGCCAACTGTGGCTAAGATATTTTCCAGGGCTGCTAGATCTTCACTATGCTTGGCAAAGTCTGCTTTGTATGCGGTCTTTACTGCTTTTTTTAGCACTGCTGGCTTGATCTGCATCTCCTCAGCAATAGCTTTTACTGTGTCGTTGAGACCTTCGTTTAAATCATCAACTTCCTGTAAAACAGTAAGACCCTCGTTAATTAGTTGTGTTAGTTTTGATTTCTCTTCTTGGCTAAAAACTCTATCACTATCGCTCATTGATAACTCCTTATGATAATGTATTATATTACACAGTGTTAGTTTAGTCAACTGGATTTTTAGGAAATTTTTCCTGAAACGGAAAGTCATAGGTTTGTAGTTCAGCAAATTTTGTATCTTCCACATTATTAATAGGTTTTTTAGGTTTAAATTTGCCTAGCTGAACTAGACCATTACTGCTACGTGTTCTACTTTTGGATAATTCTTTTTGTTGTTGATTGTTACTAGCAAAGTAATATAGTCTTTCCTTGTTATCAACAATAGCCCATAGTGTAATGTATTTCTTTTTATTTTCTGTAGTTATTCTATGACCTAGGTAAACAAATTCTCCTTCTGGAAGTTGGTACAGTGGTGTGCCTAAAAATTCTTTGTTTGTAATAAAGCTAGCATACACGGCAAAGAATACAGTAGGTACAATCAAATACTTTTTCCATGTCTCCTTGAGTAACATAGGTATTAAGCAGACAATACCTGCTGCTGTCCATATAAAAAGTAATATCGTAGAATTAAAACTAAAGTCAAACATTATCTACCAACCTGATTTAAAATTCCTAATTTTGGGTCATTAATTACTAGTCTCTCAGTTTCTTCAACAATGGTACTGCCATCAGGCATTACTTCAAATTCAAAGGCTTGTTTTTCGTCTCCCATATGATCTAGTACTAGCTTTTTTACAATGTGTATTTTATATGGATTTATTTCTGTAAGTTCAATAGTTATATGAGTAGGCTCCTTGCTAGTATTCATGTATTTGTGAACTGTGACAAGATATCTTCTAGGGTCCTTGGATCGTATGCTAATAACTTCTCTATTCTGATATATCCTTATAACTTTTTTGGTACTGTGTTCTATAAACTCGTCATTCCTTGTGCCCAAATCATCTCTATCCAGTGATATTAAAGCATTGTCTTTGTTCCGGAAACTCACTATATGTTTTTGGTTATCCATTACCCATATATCAATATCGTCCTCATTGCGTTCCGGCCAGGTCATGGTTATTAGATATTCTGCTTTAGCTTCTATATCTTTCTTTTTTGCTACTGGATTTATAAGTATAAATGCTAAAAAGAATAGTAGTGTGATACCTACCAATAAATTAAACAGTAAGTCTATAAAAGCAAAGTTAGTCCTGTATCTACTTCTCTCCGCCATCTTCCCAGCTATTTTCTAGGATAACCATTTGTACTTTGGTTAATACACTACAAATTAGTCCTACAAGAGTTGTACTAAGAGCTGTACTCATACCCACAGCCATTTTACTAATAGCGTTTTGAACACTAACTACATCATTTACGTTAATACTAGAGAAAGCACCGCCTAGCATTATTAAAAATCCAGCAACCGTTCCAATCATTCCCAGTGTTATCATAGCTTCGCTGGAAAACCATGCGTAGTTGCCTAGGCGTTTTATTTTTTGTTTTTGGAAATTTTTACTTATATAACCAGTAAGTAAAGTTGTTAAACAAAAAATAGCAAGAATGGCTAAACTAATTTTGGTAATATCTGATTGGTAAAGGGCATGCCACCAGCCTAGTTCAAATGCTACAACAACACCAAAACTAATACACACAAACTGGATCCACCATTTTAGAAATGGTTTGTTTAAATTCTCCATGTAGATTTCCTAATATTTTTAATTTTCTTCTACCCATTTTGAAAACGCTTGTTGCACTTCTGGCATTTTAGCATAGCCACTTACACGTAATGGTTCTACCTCAACATAGAATTCCTGAGGAAAAAACTTATCATTATATTCAAATCCACCATCTCTTACTTTTTTATATATACTATAACTATTTTTCTTAACATCGCCATCATCGTGCTCTACATTGCCCAGAGTGTAAGTTATTCCATCTTTGATTGTTTGGAGAACTTTTATAAAATCTCTATTGGCTACATATTCCATGCCAGTTTTTTCTAGCATTGTTATAGTTTTACGAATATCTAAAGAAGTAGTCATAGCAAAATTCCCGTCTTTATCCTTATTTATCTATAATTTTTACAGTAAGATCTGTTTTGCCTTTTATAATACGATGATAAGTTTCTCTGGGTATATGTATTACGTCGCCAGGATTTAGTGGTACGGGCAATTCATTATCCATCTGAAAATGCCACCCCAGGCCTTCAAGCACGTGAACCTCTCTATCAGTAGCATCTCTGTGCCAGACAAGTTCATCGCTTTCTGTAAGTGTAGAAAATTTACGGGTTCTTGTGTTGTGCCTTACTTGTTCAGTGTAAGGTTTCACCACCACTGTCCGCCTTTGACACCAAGTGCTTTATAACGTGGTGTACGACATGCCCAGTATCCTGCTTTAGTTTTATCGTTTTTTTGTTTACATTTATGTCTGGCTACAAAACTACGAACTGCGCCACGGTTTTTAGCCTTGGTACTTAAACCAGTTGTGTCACCCCAGCTAACTTTTTTAACTTTGCCAGTTTTGGGATTCTTTACGTATACGTAATACTTCTTAGAACCGCCACGCTTGGGTGAATTTAGTTTAACTTTGCGTCCTTGATACTCTGCTTCATCAAGTTCAACTTCTTCGGCAATAGGAACATCAAGAGGAACACGCTCACCCTCTACCACAATGCATTCACCAATGTCTGTATCAAGTAGTTCTTGATCCTGCCAATCTAGGTCAAGGCTTTCACGCATCTCACGCACACGAGTATAAAACTCTGTAAATGCTCGACTACCCGGACGGAACATGCATTCACTAAAAGGAACGCACTGAGCAATATGTTCTTTAATTGCTAGTTCAACTGGTGAGGGTTTGTGTATAATTTCTGAAAATCTCATTTTGTTTTCACATTCTTTGCCTTGCCGCGTCTGTTCTTTTTAGGATCTTCTCTGCGCTTTCTACTGGCTGCTTTCTTACGTCCCTTTTTACCTAGTGCATGTGCTTTTTTCTGTGGTAAACACTTGGGTTTACCTTCACTGTCATTATCTCTAGCACAGTCTCCACGGATCTTACCATCAGGTCCAAAACGTACCCACTTTTCTTTAAACCACTTCTGTAAATCTTCTTGTACATCTTCCTGGGTCTTATTTCCCCAGTTTTTAGCACCAACCTTGCGACACTTTACAAGAGCACCGCTAGCATATGCACTGGGCCATACTTTGTAGCGTGATTTTACTTTGCGATAGCAAGCATCTTTTTTGCCCTCTATAATTTCTGTAAAACGCATAATAACTCTTATTACTTGTCTGCCATGCGTTTATATATTTGATAGATGGCGTTTTTATATTCTCCCTGGTCAAACATATCTGCTGCTTTTGGAAAATTTCCACGCAATTTATCATAAACATCAACCGCTGTTTGAACATCACTAGCACTTGGATCAACGTCAATCACAGCAGGTCTAACTTTGTCCAAACCAGGCGTAGTCACTTTACCACGCAAACCAACACTGGGCTTGTATCCGACCAGCTGAGCTAAACCAGCTAATGGAAGCATGTTCTTAGCTTGACTTACAAGAGAATCAATTTTTTTAGGATCTATTCCCATTCTTTTTGCTTGAATACCGCCCATCATTGCTGCTTTATAGTAAGGTCTAATAATATTGCTAACAACTTCATCATCTGACATATTATCTAGATTATGTCCTTGTTGACCCATCCACTGTCTTACTTCATCAGTAGTGCCTAATTTTCTAATTGCGTCTACTACAGCTTTTTTCTCCTCTGGTCCTTCATTAAGAAATGTTTCCATTTGTTCTTTAATTGTAGAATCATTACGCAATTTTTGTGCTAATGCATTCAGGGAATCTTTACCAAATAATCCATCAACTGCTATTCCGGAATCCCTTTGTAATTTTTTGATCGCAGCCGTTGTATTCTTGCCTATAATACCATCTGCGTCGCCAGGATTATACCCTGCGTTTTTAAGTTGTGTTTGAAGAGCCTTTATTTCTGCCTTGCTCTTTTGGCCCATATGTCCGCTCTTTCCGAAATATTTACTTGATGGGTCTGGTTCAGAGGATAATGATGCTTTTTTAGGTTTAATAGCCTTATCAGCGTCTATGTCTAGTTCTTTATTAGAAGGCTCAGGCTTAACAAACATTCCTGTGCCCATATCTTCTATACCATCTGCACCAGTATAATCGCCTGGTTTATTTGCTAAAGGATTTACATTAGGATCGGGTTTACTTCTTGCGCTTGATGCTGCATCTGGTGCATCCATGGGGCTAGCTGGAATATCATCTGGTTTACTTCCTGCGCTTGATGGTGCCTCAGGTGCATCCAGGGGGCTAGCTGGAATATCATCTGGTTTACTTCCTGCGCTTGATGGTGCCT